TTTGACGAAACTAAATTAGGAAAAGATTGGATATTACATCTTATGGGTATAGCAAAAACAGGAATGGGAATTGCCTCAACGCCCTCTACACAATCTATAGCAGAATTAAGATTGTTTAATGCGTTAGTTAGACCTAGTTTAGTTAACGAAAACAAAAAAAGTGAAACAGACAAGGAAAAAGAAGAGCTTAAGAAGAAAAAATTAGATCCTGAATTAGAACGAAATATTGAGTATGCAAAGCATCATTATGTTGGTTACGGCGACGACAGCCAAATGGCATTTAACAAATATCTCGACAGATCAATATTAAAAGCAAAGAACAATGATAAAGCGCACGATTCGCAAATAAAATCAGTTAATACTACGATCGATGCTCTAAAGGCTCAATTGCGTGATCTAGAATCGGCTGTGCAAAGTTTACAATCAAACATGCCCGATTCGGCACAAAGTTCACAGGCGCCAACACCTGCTCCTGTACAGAATATACAACCGTCAGCGCCTGTTGCTGAATTGCGTAAATTAAAAAATAAAGATTCTAGAAATTACAAAGAAAGCATGCTGCCTACAAGCACATTTGCCGGAACAGGTGCTCCTACACATCACAAGCTAGGTCCAGCTGCTCAAGCTAAAGGCAAGCAAAAAGGCCCGGTCAAACGTGGCCAACTAGTAGGTAGCATGGAGGAAGATAAAATCAAAGGCGTAGACGGGAAAGCTTGCTGGAAGGGAAAACGGTATGCCGGTAAAGTTAAAAAAGCAGACGGAACATACAAAGATAAATGCGTACCTGTAAGTGAAGATGTTGAGAACATCATGAACACTTTAATTAAAAAAATTATTACAAATGAAGCAATACAAGGTAACAAGCGCAAACATTAATCAAGATAGCCCCGACGATGCCTACATCGCTCCGGAAGATCCTATTAATGAATTAAAAGTTATTCAGTATCTTGGTGGTATAAATGCTACCGAACGCCTGCACGAGTACCGTGCTCGAACAGAACACGCTAATCGCGAACGAGCAAGAGCAGATCAAGGTAGCAATATCAGTATAACAGGTACTGAAAAGGCAAAAATACAACGAGAACAGAATATTAGACCAGGTACTCCGGAATGGTTCCAGCTCTGGGTCTCAAGACCATTCATGACAGTCAAGAAGCCGACAGGTAAATAATATATCATGGATTACCAATCTATATATAATAAAATAATAGAGAATGCTAAGTTAAGGTTAAACGTGCTAGAGAGTAGTTCTGTTTTTGAAAAACACCACATTCTTCCTAAATCATGCGGTGGAAGTAACAAAAAAGAAAACTTAGTTTCCCTTACTCTTAAAGAGCATTTTCTTTGTCACGTACTGCTAGAAAGAATTTATAGAAATACTGACTATCACAAAAAAATGTTAAGAGCAGTAGTCATGATGACAAGAGGCGGAAAAGTTAATTCTAGAGTATACAAAAAATTAAAGGAAGAGCATATAAAGAATCTTCGATTACAAACTATTAGTGAAAAACAAAAATTAGCTATAAGTATCGCTAATAAAGGAAATAGTGGTAGAACAGGCATTCCGCACTCTGAAGAAACTAAAAGAAAGATCTCTGCCGCAAATAAAGGCAAAACTCATAACGAAGAAACCAAACTTTTGTTTAGTGAACAACGAAAGGGAAAAACTCCGTGGAATAAAGGAGTTACCGGTGGCAAAAATGAAAATTATCCCAAAAATAGAAAACCGAGAGCGCCTCTTTCTCCGGAGACAATCGAAAAAATGAGAGAAGCTAGAAGAAACTGGCACAAAAGAAAAGGGAATACTACACATGGATGAATTACATAAACTAGCAAAAGTTGCGTTTTGTAGTGAATTTAGCTTTTACTTAAAGAGTCACGCCTTCCACTGGAACATCGAAGGCGAGGACTTCCTTCAGTATCACGAATTATTCGGTAAAATTTACGAAGATGTTTACAGTTCAATCGACGACTTCGCAGAAAAAATTCGAAGTCTAGGTACTTACATGCCGGGTAGTTATACTAAATTTAACATGCTCACGCAAATCGACGACGAAGAACAAATACTTCCGAAAGATGCAATGCTTAAAGAACTGTACATGGACAACGAAAAGATGGTTGTTATTTTAAAAAAGTTATTCGATGTCAGTGAAGCAGAAGGCGAACACGGCTTTAGTGATTTTGTGGCAGGACGCATGGACGCACATAGAAAATACGGGTGGATGCTAAGGGCATCTATGAAACGATGAGAGCACGAGAATTTATTAACGAAGGCGCAGGTAAGATGTCTAAACGACTTCAATATCCTACTCGCGGACTAAACAAATATACAGACGACGATCGGTGGAACAGCGACTATAAACTGTATCGTCTCGGTCTAGCATTAGCAGCCTGCGACGGCGATAATAAACCCGATGTACCCGAAGAAAGTTGGGTCGGCCGTTACAAGACTTTACACCCGTATAGCAAACGAGAGCAGGACATGATTAAACTAGCAGCACAGGTCGCTGGTGTTAGCATCGACGATGTTAATCACGGTGATATGGAGAGTTTAGAGCTCCCCGGTACTAATACCGTAAGTCCTGTAAGCAATTGGATGAAAAAGAAATGAAGCACGAGTTTAAGAAAATTAAATCTCAAGATGAAACCCGTTATGTGCTAGAAACTGCTAGCGCAGGCGGTACTAGTTCAGGTGCTGTGGCTAGTGTTAGCGGCCCGCTGGGTAAAGTTCGCAGACGAGATAATCTATTAGCTCAAGAAGATGATGGAATTAGCAAAGATAAAGAAACTAAGTTCCACGCAAAGTTAGACAAACTAGTCCATAACACCTTTGGTAAAAGAAAGGGCGAAATGGAAGAGCTCGATCAACCTGATCACGAAATTTCTATGGCTAGCAGCGAACTAGCTAGCGTTATCGAAGATGCTACAAGACTGTTAGCTATTATCCGTCGGTACAGCGAAATGGAAGGTCTAGAAGCGTGGCAGCAAAGTAAAATTACTAAAGCAGCAGATTATCTAAACGCTGTCCTAAATAACTTACAAGGTAAAGAAGTTTTCAATAAAGAAGACCATTCTGGATTTAACAACGGTTGGGGACAGAACAGCTACGATACTTATGCCGGCGGTAATCACGGTAGAGGTGTAGCAGAAGTTGCTCCTAAAGGCTGGGAAAAGACTGTTAAAGCTATGAAAAAGCACAAGGACATCGATAATCCCTGGGCATTAGCTAACTGGATGAAGAATAAGGGCTATAAGAGCCACAAAGACGAAAGCGTATTTAACGAAGCGTCCCTAGCCGAATTACAAAACGAATTTAATTTTTCTTTTGACCCGAAGCGTCTATCGTTGCTAGTATCTCCGAAAGATGCTGGTGAACCTAGTTTTGACAACGCAATAGCCTGGATTGGTTTAGATTATGCGGGCAAAACTCCGGACGGCGGGCGTATGTATTCGTCTAGCGATACTATGGTTCAACCCAAGTATCAACGACGCGGTATCGCAACTGCTATGTATCAGTACTTAAGGCAGCAAGGTATAAATGTTGTTAGCTCAGATGAACAAACTGATAAGGGCGCAGCAATGTGGCAGGCTTTCCGTAAAAAAGGGCTTGCTAAAGATAATAATTTTTTAGAAGACCCATATACAGAATCTTTAGCATCGATGATGGCTGAAAAACTTGACCCAAACGCCGATGTAGATGTATGGGTACAAGATTTCCAAAAAGCTGATCCGAACAGGTATCATCAGTTCAGGAATAAAACTCCAGAAAAGAAGGCAAGGATGGCAGTCGCTGCTAGATATGCTGCTAAAAATCCTAGTAAAAAATGAGACAGTATATCAAATTAGTCGAAGCTGCCAGTAAAGGTTGCCCGTTAGCGACCCACGACATTGATATTAATCTTAAAAATCGTCAGAAAGCCATAGACGATTATCACTACGGACCTGCTAATCCCAATGAACCAGGTAGTTATTGGAAAGATGCTGCTAAAGTGTGGGGCATAAACGAAAAGACTGCTCGTACTATGAAGTGCAGTAACTGCGCTGCTTTTGATGTTAGTGATAAAATGTGGGCATGCATTGAGGAAGGAATCAAAGGCGACGATAATACCGTAGACGGTATGGCTACTATACATAAAGCCGACATCGGCTATTGTAACTTTTTGCACTTCAAATGTGCTGGTACTAGATCATGCGCTGTGTGGATCGCTGGCGGCGCTATTGATAATAAAGATAGAACCAAATAAAATGTTAAAAAGATTTGATGTAACTGTCATTTCTGACCCCATTTGTTCAGAACCTATCAATAATTTTAATCCAATTGATTTTAAGTATTACGACAAAGACGGATTTGAACTTAATCAAGCAGAACAGGCTTATTACCGACAAATGGGCTACCCGGTAGACAACGGGATATTAAACCATCATTGCTGGCAAGAACAGTGGTTTGATATCGAAGAAAAGGGCACTAAACTCATCGTGGATCATAGTATGATTCTAACTAGATGCTCTTACACCGGTGCTGCCCTATATCAATTACAAAAAATTGCCAAAAATATTCCAGAAGCGCAACTGCTGATAGATACTCCCCGAAAATGGGGTTACGATTTCGCATTAGATGCAGTTAGCCCAGACGGTAAAGTCTACGAAGTTATACATATCGAATATGACAATAAAGATTATGATAAATTTTGTAGCAGTATGCTTTCGTTCGATTATACCATTCGTCACACTAACTGGATCGATGCTGCAAGAAAGATTTGGGAATGTCGGGACGAGTGGCAATCTCTAAGATCTTTTGCCCAAAATGATTGGAAAGCTAATTACCTATTAGGTTGGAAAAAAGCCGAATACACAGAAAAAAGTTTGACCTAACATTTTCTGTACTATATACTATACACTCACAGGAGAAATTATGAGTAAAGCATTTGGTGCCCCCGAACAGGCAAAAATTAAACAAATTGTTTCGGAGGGCGTAACAGTTATGCAAGAGATTCAAGATCTTACTGAAGGTCTTAATGAAACAATTAAAGCAGTTGCAGAAGAACTCGAAGTAAAACCTAGCGTTATTCGCAAAGCAATCCGCATTGCGCTTAAAGATCAATGGGATCAGGTATTCCGAGAGTTTGATGATCTCGAAACTATCGTCGATATTAGCGGTCACGCAACCCGTCGAGAAGATTAATGAACGATATATTACATGGAATCTTTTCTTGGATTCGTAGTGATTTTAGATCTCACCCTTTTAGATTTGCTGTTGAGCTAGCTGCCTGGGCGATATCTATTAGCTGTTCAATTACCATGGCAATTACAGTCCCGAATCCGCCACTCCTTGGATTATATCCTATTTGGATTACAGGTTGCGCAATGTACGCCTGGGCTGCTTGGACTCGTCGTTCATTCGGAATGCTCGCAAATTATCTACTACTCACTACAATCGACTCAGTAGGTTTAATTCGCATGTTGATCAACCTAGGTTAAATACTTATGAATGAAGGTCTTGCGAGCCACAAATCGCATAGAAGAAGGTTAGTGGGCCATAAACCACGAGGAGTAAAAATATGAGTTATGTCGACTCCATTTGGGATCGAGAAAAGGATGTTGTTCGCGTTGTCGAGCGTGATCCTAAAAAAGGCAGAATTTATCAAGAATTTCCGGCTAGGTATGTGTTTTACTATCCGGACCAAAAAGGCAAACACCGATCAATCTTCGGTGAAACTTTAAACAGAGTTTCGTGTAAAAGTTTCAAAGAGTTTACTAAAGAACAAAGAATTCACAGCAATCATAAATTATACGAAAGCGATATCAATCCTGTTTTTCGCTGCCTAGAAGAAAATTATCTAGGTAAAGAATCACCTAAACTTAATGTAGCATTTTTCGACATTGAGGTGGATTTCGATCCAGAACGCGGTTATGCGTCACCGGACGATGCGTTTATGCCTATTACTGCGATTGCCGTACACCTACAATGGCTAGATACTCTAGTATGTCTTGCTATTCCGCCTAAAACTCTCACTATGGAACAGGCCTTAGAACAGGTTAAGGAATTCCCTAACACCTATCTGTTTCAAACAGAAAGTGAAATGCTAGACACTTTCCTTAATCTAATCGAAGATGCCGATGTAATAAGTGGCTGGAACAGCGAAGGCTTTGATATTCCTTACACCGTTAACCGTATTATCAAAGCTCTTAGTAAAGAAGATACTCGCAGACTATGCCTGTGGGGAATGATGCCCAAGAAGCGAGAATACGAAAAGTACGGTAAAGCTGCTGTAACATATGATCTTGTAGGTCGTGTTCACCTTGACAGCCTTGAACTGTACCGTAAATACACCTATGAAGAACGCCATAGTTATCGACTAGATGCTATCGGTGAAATGGAAGTCGGCGAAACCAAGACAGTGTACGAAGGTACACTAGATCAGTTGTATAACAACGACTTCCGAAAGTTTATCGAATATAACCGGCAAGATACTGCGCTGCTTGACAAGCTAGATAAAAAACTAAAGTTTATCGACCTTGCTAATAGCATTGCTCATGAAAATACTGTGTTGCTACAAACTACAATGGGTGCTGTAGCAGTGACCGAGCAAGCTATTATCAATGAAGCGCACCATCGTGGAATGATCGTCCCAAGTCGTACAAGAATGGATGATCGAGGAGATACCCAAGCCGCAGGTGCGTATGTTGCGTATCCGAAGAAAGGTATCCACGATTGGATCGGATCAATGGACATTAACTCACTGTATCCATCTGTTATTCGTGCCTTAAACATGGGACCGGAAACCATTATCGGTCAACTTCGACAAGACGCTACTAAAGAAGAACTCGAAAACAAGATGGCAAGGGGGGCTAGCTTTGCTGCAAGTTGGGAAGGCAAGTTCGGCAGCAACGAGTACGAATGGGTTATGAACCAAGACCGCGTTCACGACATAATTATCGACTGGGAAAACGGCCAGACTGATGTAATGACCGGCGCACAGATTTTTGAGCTCATTTTTAACAGTCACAAACCTTGGATGATTAGTGCTAACGGAACAATATTCACACACGAATACGAAGGCGTTATTCCTGGTCTTCTAAAGAGATGGTATGCCGAACGTAAAGAGCTACAAGCTAAACTAAAGGATGCGATTAAAGCTGAAAACAAAATTGAAGAAGAGTATTGGGACAAACGACAACTAGTTAAGAAGATTAACCTTAACTCGCTATACGGAGCTATTCTTAACCCTGGCTGTAGATTCTTCGATAAACGTATCGGACAAAGTACAACGTTAACTGGACGTTGTATTGCTCGCCATATGGCTGCTAAAATTAACGAGGTTGTAACAGGTGAATATAACCACGTAGGTAAATCAATTATATATGGCGACAGTGTTACAGGCGATACAAAAATCTTAACAGAAGACGGTGATCTTACAATCGAAGATCTCTTTAATAGTTGTGCTGAACATTCTACTGTCGGTGATAAGGAATACGGTGTGTGGAGTCCTAACAAAGTGTTAGGATTTAATGCGTTTGAAGATTCACCGTCAATGTCTAAAATCGCATATGTAATGCGACATAAGACTAGGAAAAAACTGTATAAAATTAATCTAAAAAATGGAAAAAGTATTACTGTAACTGAAGACCATAGTGTTATGGTAGACCGAGACGGATTCTTACTTGAGGTAAAACCAACTGATATTCTTAGTACTGATTTGATTCTTTGCTTGAAAAGGTAAATATATGGCGATAGGAGAGTCACCATATGATTAAATGTAAAGAATGCGGATTTGAAAGTAATAGATTACAATGGACACATTTTAGATACAAATGTTCCGGTAGATTTAAGAACGGCAGAGAATATCAGCAAGCGTACCCTGACGCACCACTAGTCGACCCCGAATTAGCAAAGAAGACTGCAGTAACTAAAGAAAATTTTATTAAAAAATACGGAGAAGAAGATGGCCTAATTAGATGGGATACTTACTGCCAGAAACAGGCCGAGACTAATTCCTTCGAATATAAAAATAAAAAGTTCGGATGGACCGAAGACCAGTTTAACGATTATAATAAGTCAAGGGCAGTAACACTTGAAAATATGATTGAAAAATACGGCGAGACTGACGGAATTGAGAAGTGGAGCAAGTATTGTGATCAACAACGGTATACAAAAACTAAAGATTATCTAATATCCAAATACGGCGAACAAGTCGGTACTCAAAAATATTTAGATATTAATAGAAAAAAATCAGAACCGCATGACCCGAAGCAGTTATCTAAAAAGTTAGGGATTACTGTAGATCAAGCAGTAGAACTAATTTGCAGCAGAGGCGCATACAAGTATACCAGTAACTTAGAACAAGAATTTGTAGCTCTTATTGAACAAAAGATCGGGGCATTAGAACATGTTTCAACTCGTTCGCCATTCGGTAAATGGGATCATACTCTATCTAGATATGTGGTGTACGATGTTAAACATAAAGACTGTATAATAGAATTTAATGGCGATTATTGGCATGCGAATCCGAGGTTTTATTCAGCAACTGATAAAATCCGAGGAAGACTAGCATCGGAAATTTGGCAGCGTGATACAGAGAAACTATGTGTCGCATCGAATGCCGGGTTTAGGGTGCTAGTAGTCTGGGAATCAGACTTTCTCGAAAATCGAGAAAAAATTATAGAGGACACAATTAAATGGATATTGAACGAACCACAATAGATTCAGTAGAATGCTTAGGCGAAGTAGACGATTATGTGTACGACATTAGTATCGAGGACCAGGACCCATTCTTTTTCGGAAACGATGTGCTAGTACACAACACCGATTCCGCCTATTTTAGCGCATATTCAAGTCTCAAGAAAGAGATCGACAAGAAGGAAATCCCTTGGGATAAAGACACTGTAGTTAAGCTGTACGATACTATTGCAGCTGAAGTTAACGGCACATTCCCTCAACTAATGTTAGATAATTTTCATTGTCCAAAAAGTCGCGGCGACGTGATTAAAGCAGGACGAGAAATTGTTGCTATTAAAGGACTATTCATTACCAAAAAGCGATATGCTGTGCTGTATTACGATAAAGAAGGCAAACGCGCCGATGTAGACGGAAAACCCGGAAAAATCAAAGCAATGGGACTTGATCTTAAACGCAGCGACACGCCGGACTATATGCAGCAGTTCTTAGAAGAAGTATTAACTAAAGTACTTAACGGCGCAGAAGAAAAAGAAATTCTTGAAATGATTTCTAAGTTCCGAACTGAATTTAAAGCTCGCCCAGGGTGGGAAAAGGGTAGCCCGAAACGTGCAAACAACATTACTGAGTATCAAGCTAAGGAAGTTAAACAAGGTAAGGCAAATATGCCAGGACATGTTCGAGCATCAATTAACTGGAATACACTCAAGCGTATGAACGGCGACAAATATAGTATGCAAATTGTAGATGGTATGAAAGTTATCGTATGTAAACTCAAGCCTAATCCTTTAGGATTTACTAGCGTAGCATACCCGACTGACGAGCTGCGCCTGCCTAAATGGTTCCAAGAACTTCCATTCGATCACGCCGAAATGGAAGCTACCATTATTAACAATAAGGTTGAAAACCTTATCGGCGTGCTAGAGTGGGATTTAGAATCTACTACTGACAACAATACATTCGGATCTTTATTCTCATTTGAATAAAATTTATTTGACATTACACTTAAATCTAAATAAAATAACAAAAAGGACTTTTTATGAAAAATATTCTCGCAGATATCGTGGCGCACACTAACAAACTTGGGTTTCTTAACATTGTTAAGATCACTGGCACTGAAGACAAAACCCTAATTGATTCAATGGCTGATGATCGCACTGTTATCATGTACGCCGAAACTGCTAACCCGTACCCTCAAATGATCGGCACATTTGGTATGCCTCAATTAGAAAAACTTCGCTATCTAGTCGACGGTAAAGAATATCAAGAAGATGCTAAAATTGAAGTTGTTAAAGGGGATAGAAACGGCGAAACTATTCCAGTCGGTCTCCACTTTGAAAACAGCGCCGGTGATTTTAAGAACGACTATCGATTCATGAATCAAGATATCATCAACGAGAAGCTTAAAACTGTCAAGTTCCGCGGTGTTAAGTGGAACGTTGAAGTTGCTCCTAGTCTGAATTCTATTCAACGATTCCAGTTCCAGGCAGGCGCTAACCCGGAACACACTACATTCCTTGCTAAAACAGACGGTGATAAACTACTGTTTACATTCGGTGATGCTAGCAGTCACGGTGGTGAATTTGTTTTTACCACTGGTATTACTGGAAAACTAACTAAGGCGTGGACTTGGCCGGTAGTTCCAGTTCTAAGCATCCTTAAAGCAGCCGATGTTAACAACACTGTCATGAGTTTTAGTGATGAAGGCGCAATGCAAATTACCCTAGATAGCGGCATTGCTACTTACAAATACATTATTCCGGCACAGGCTTAAACATGAATAGTAATCCACCCGTTAATCTAACCCCATTACAGAAGGATTACGCTGTATATCTGCCTGCAATCAGCAGTTTTTATAGTACCTATGTTGCTAAACAACGTCTCGAAGAGTTTGTTCCTAAAGGCCGAATCCCTAAGGGATTTGATCGAGGCATCGAGGGAATGAACTTCCTTAATGACGAAGAAGGGTATTTTACTTATAAGTATGCTCTTTATTCGGCAGGACACGCTCAACTCGACATTATTAAAGCGCAAACACAAGAATCAATGATCCAGCAACGAGACCGAGGCAATACTCTTATCCTCGGTGACTCCGGTGGATACCAGATCGGTAAAGGTGTTCTCAAATTTGACTGGCTAAACTTTGAAGGCAAGGAAGCTAACAAAACTCGCCAACAAATCCTAGAATGGCTAGAAGCTACAGCAGACTGGTCAATGATGCTTGACGTGCCAACATGGGCTTGTGACCACATTCATAGTCCTAAAACTGGACTAAAGACTTTTGAAGACTGTCTCGATAAGACTCGCTATAATAATGATTACTTCCTTAAGAATCGACTAGGTGCTACTAAATGGCTAAATGTCCTTCAAGGAAGCGATTGGGATACTGCAGAAAAGTGGTATAATGGAGTTAAGGAGTTTAGCGATCCTAACGGCCCATATGCTGGCAAAGAAGCAGAAGGGTGGGCGTTCGGTGGTGCTAACATGTGTAAAATGGATATTACTCTTAAGCGCCTAATGACGCTTAGAGAAGATGGTCTGCTAAAAGGCAAAAATTGGATCCACTTTCTGGGCACTGCTCAGTTAGATTGGAGTTGTTATCTTACTTTAATTCAACGAGAAATTCGGAAACATATAAATGAAGAAATTACCATCTCTTTTGACTGCGCATCCCCATTTATCGCCACAGCTCACGGGCTTGTATACACAAACGCGCAACACACCCCAAAAAGGTGGAGTGTTATTATGGACAAGGCCCCAGACAATAAAGCCCTTGCCGGAGCTGACATTCCGTTCCCGTTTGAATCGGAAATTGGCCGCAGGCTCACAATAGGCGATATCTGTCATTATGCGCCAGGCATGTTAAATAAAATCGGCAAGGAAGGTAAAACTTCTTGGGATAGCTTTGCGTATGCTCTAATGATGGGTCATAACGTTTACTGCCACATTGTTGCCGTTCAACGTGCCCAGCAGTTAATGGACATTGAAATTGCCAAAACCAAAGACAAGATCGACTGGCGCAAGTGGAAGAAAGTAAAGAACAGCGACATGAGCGACGAATACTCTGATTGGGTACCTCGTAATATTCTATACTTTGCCGATTTCATTAAAGATCTGTTTAATACAAAAGACAAAGTAGAAGCATTTAAAATGATCGAGCAAGCACTTCCATTCTTGCGTAGCTTAGAAGGCGCGCGCCTTCAAGGCGGGCCCGCTCAAAACAATTTTGGAAACTTGTTCGAGATCGAAACAGTTACCAATCAAGACGAAATTGATCTAGGTAATCCCGATGATGACGATCTTCGTGCTCTTGAAGAAAGTATCCCTAAAGAATAAAAAGGAAACATCATGGTCCGTAAAAAGAAAACAGTAACCGACGATACGCTAGCAGCGTACAATGACGAAAGGCTTGTGTCGACCTTTGATAAAAAGGCATTACAAGAAACATGGCCTAAGGTTGTTAAAGGTAGTCATTTAACAGTTACTACTTACGAAAGCGGTCAAACTAAGTTAGAATGGGACGACGATGCCCTAATGCGAGATGTTCAAAACGCATTGACAGAGTATGAAAATTCTGTTAAAGTTAATGCTACACCAACTAAATCAAAGCGTAAAAAGAAAAATGAAACGTGACTACGATAACGGCACTAGCGAAGATGTAAAATTCTTTGTTGGCACAGAAATCGAACATACCCCGGCTTACGGACTAGAAACATTATTTGTCACTGGCATTCATCCTATTTGGGAAATCGAGGAAAAACTCGCATACGGTATCAAACACATTTTCTTCGGAGCTAATCACAGTTTTAACCCTGTAGTATTTGAAGAATGGCGTGCTTGGGAAGATATGATTTCTCACTTCCTTAAGAAGGGATACTTGTGTAGTCTTGATATTCCTATTAGTGTAGTCGAGGAGTTTAATGATGGCTGTTTAAACGAGTACATCAACTTTATCCCGCAAATTCGAGTACCGGTACCTTGCATCAAGTTGTGGAATTATAACACAATGCTTAAAATCGACGACAAGGGGTTTAATTCAACTAATCCTGGTGTATGGACGCATAGTCTCCATACGCTAATGGATCGATCAGTGTTTACAACTTGGTCACAATATAAGAATGATAAGGTGATCGGATGACTTCTACTTATATTAAAGTTCGAACAGAGTTCGAAGGGTTTCATTTTTATCCTAGCGCAGGATCAATTGATCCGCGAATTGCGTTTCTCGAACACGAGCATCGCCATATCTTTAAAGTAGAAGTGAAAATTTCAGTAACACATCTCGATAGAGAATTAGAATTTTTTCTTGTAAAATGGGCACTACAAGAATTTATTAAATCCGGAAATCAAAATCATAAATCATGCGAAATGATCGCGACAGATATTCTGGAACAGCATTTGATCCCAACTTACGGGTCAAATCGATACTACGAAATTGTAGTATCAGAAGACGGGGAATCCGACGGTATTGTCGAACATCGCCCCTAATTTGTTATTAACTTTTAATTAAACGGTAAATTATTAACCATGGCACTTCCTAACTATATTCAAAAAACTCTCACTATGAAACCCGAAGTTACCAAAATTTTTGAAGACCTCGAAAAATGGCAAGACTACTGTAAGTTCAATATGATTGAATTTAACCCAGCAGACTTGTACAAGAGCAAAGAGTATAAAGATTTCCAACGCGGAGTAGAGTTTCAAGAACGCAAAGCGCGTCGAGAAGCGCGAGCAGCAAGGCAAACTTACTAACTGACACAATCCCCGAAAGGGGATTTTTT